TGAACAGGAGTTACTGCTCTTGTGGATCCAATTATTAGTGGTAGTGTAAAAGAAGTTTATGTCGATCCACAAGACTTTGATGTTGATACTGCAATTTCAGTTACTTTAACTGGTGGTAATGGATCTGGATGTATTCTAGAACCAATTATAGGGGAAAGATATAGAGAGGTTGAATTCGACAGTAGAGCACTTACAATTGGTGGTGGTGTAGATTTAACCGATGAGACTATTACATTCACAACATTCCACAATTTTGCAGATGGTGAAAGTATAATTTACAATCAAAATGGAAATAATCCCATATTGACAGGAACTTTTGGAGATATTTCCAATACTGTAACAGGAGCACTAGTAAGTGGTGATGAATATGTTGCTAAATTCGTAAATACCAGAACTATTAAACTCTTTAATACAAAATCAGATTATCTGGCAGGTATTAATACAATTGGATTTTCAACTTCTACTTCATTCTCAGGTATCCATAAGTTTAGAACTTTATCTAAGAAAACTATTAGAAATGTAAAAGTTTTAGAGAGTGGATCTGGTTATCAATATAGAAAACTAAGAGTTAAATCTTCCGGAATTTCTACTGATTACAATACAATTAATTTTAAAAATCATGGATTTAAAACTGGTGATATTGTTTTATACTCTTCAACTGAAACAGAAATTTCTGGATTATCAACAACTGTTAGTTATTCGGTAAAAACTATTGATTCTAATACATTCAAACTAATTAATGTTGGTTTTGGAGCAACTATAACCACTGACCTTGTAAGAGATAAATTTGTAGATATTAAATCTTCTGGGTCAGGATATCATATTTTTGAATATCCCCCAATTCAAGTAGAAGCAAACGTATCCTACGGTTCAACGTTTACAGGCAGTTTTACATTTACACCGATTGTTACTGGTGAAATTATAGGATCTTATCTATACGAAAATGGAACTGAGTATGGATCAAGTACTTTAAATTTACATAAAAAACCATTAATTACTCTTAAAAATGGAAAAAATGCACAATTAAATCCTGTTGTTTCAAATGGTAGAGTAATTGATGTTCAAGTTTTAAGTACAGGATCTGAGTATTATTCAATTCCAGAACTTATTGCAAAAGGAAATGGTAGTGGTGCAATACTCAGACCAGTAATTAATGATGGTAAAATAACAGACGTTATTGTTATTAATTCTGGTATCGGTTATAGTGCATCTAATACTTCTATTCAAGTAAAACCAAGAGGTTCTGGTGCAATATTCGATACAGCAGTTAGAGACTTAACTATCAATGATGCTGAAAGGTATGCAATTTATTCAAGAACTAGAAATCCAAAAATATTTTCAAGTCTCAATAAAAATCTTACTGATGATTCACTTGTTTATGGAATATATGGATATTCTGAGGACTTAGCATCTAATTATTCGGATAATGGTACTTCCCACTCACCAATTATTGGATGGGCATATGATGGAAATCCAATTTATGGTCCTTATGGATATTCGAATCCGAATAATGTTCAATCTGGCGTTAGAATTATAAATCCAAGTTATACTTTAAATACTTCAAAAATTTCCAATAGACCATCATTCTCTTCTGGATTCTTTATTGAAGATTTTGAATATACTGGAAATGGTGATCTTGATAGACATAACGGTAGATATTGTAAAACTCCCGAATTTCCTAATGGAGTTTATGCTTATTTTGCTGGAGTAACCACAAGCACTACATCAAATAAACTTGAACCTCTTTATCCTTATTTTATTGGAAATACATTCAGATCTTCCTTCATAGAAGAAAATTCTTATCTAAATCAAAATTTTGATTTCAATAATTCAAAACTTATTAGAAATACTTTACCATATAAACTTAATGATTCGTATGCAAATTACGATTTTCTTGTTGAGCCTTATGAAGTCTTACCTCAAATATCCATAATCGAATCTGTTAAAAATGGTAGTGTTGATGATATTAGTATAATTGATGGCGGAACTGGTTATAGAATTGGAGAGTCCGTAAATTTTGATGAGGAAGGAACAGAAGGAACTGGTCTAAGAGCTGAAATTTCTGAACTTATAGGAAAGAATGTTACTCAGATTGAAACAACTTTTGAATCTTATACATCCTGCGTCTTCGTATCTGACACTGATCAGACTGTTTCGGCCTATTATAGATCAGGATTTGATTTACTTAATAATGATACAGTTTTAATCAGCGGACTTTCAACATCAATTAATAATCTTTCTGGATCAAAATCAGTAGGATTTACAACAGAAACTGTAGGTCTTGCTATAACCATGAGTAGTTATTCATCTACTCCGGGTGGTAAATCAGAAGATATTTTTGTTACAACTAGACCAACTGTATCAATCGGTGGAAGTATTCTCATCAAATCAAATCTTGGTACAGAAATTGTAAAAGTTTTGAATGATTATAGTAATGGAGTTTTAAAAGTTAAAAGATTTGCAAGTACTGGAGTTGCACATACTTATGGAAGTAGTTTAAATATTATAAATGATAAGGTCACAATAAACAGTAAATCAAAAATTTCACAGTTTGACTCTAAACCAAATGATTTGGTTTACTTTAATGCGAAAAATTCCGTTGGTCTTGGAACAACTCCAGGTGGAGCAATATACAAAACATTTACTATCGGTGTTACCTCCGAAACAGTATCTATTCCACACAGAACCATTTATTTGCCTAACCACCCATTCAAGACTGGACAAAGACTTACTTTTACAAAATCAGATGTTGGTGGTGTTGATTCCTTAATTGTTGGTAATGATTCAACATCATTAAATACATTCCAAATTCCGGATACATTTACATTAACATCTGATGTTTACGTAATTAACAAAGGTAAAGATTATGTTGGATTAGTTACTCAAGTTGGATTAACAACAAATAGTGAAGGTCTATATTTTTACAGCGACGGAACAGATAATTCCGAATACTTATTAAAAACAAACTACAATCAAGTAACTGGTCAAATTGATAGAATAGTAACTACTGTAAGCACTGCTCAGAGTCATGGTTTATTAAATAATGATTCTATTAAATTGACAGTTATTCCAAATGTCATTGTTGGCGTTGGAACAACATCAGCATTAACAATCACATTCAATGAAGAAGAGAAAAAACTACTAGTTAATCCAGTAGGTATTGATTCTTCCCAGATTAGTACATCATCTAATACAATAACGATAGCAAATCATGGGTTTAAAACTGGCGATAAAATCTTCTATAATAGCAGTACTCAGGTTGCTTCTGGTCTTCAAACTGGATCTTACTATGTAATTAAAGATAATATTAACCAATTTAGACTTGCAGAAACTTTATATGAAACTATTCAACCTAATGAGAAAGTTGTAAACATTGTTGGTGCTGGCGGATCCATTCACACTTTTGCACTGATAAATCCAAGTATCAATGTTGTTAAAAATTCCACTATAAAATTTAATCTTGGCGACTCATCCTTAAATGGTTATAAACTTAAAATTTTTAAAGATGCAGAATTTAAAAATGAGTTTATAAGTGCAGGAGATTCTAGAAACTTCAATGTTATTGGAATTGGTACAGTTGGATTTGGAACTGCATCACTTTCAATTAATTGTACAGAAAATATTCCAACAAAACTTTTCTATGTATTAGAAAAATCTGGATATATAAGTACTTCTGATAAGGATGTCACCAATTATTCTCAGATTAATTATGTGGATAGTGAATATAATGGTACATATAGTATTTTTGGTGTATCCACAGATTCATTTAAAATATCTCCAACACAAGTTCCCATTGTACTAAAATATACTTCTGATCAAACTGATAAATTAGAGTATTCTACAAAGTCTTCAACAGCAATAAATGGATCTATCGGAAAAGTAAAAATAATTTCAGAAGGATTTAATTTCAAAAAACTTCCAAAATTTAAAGATATAACCACCGAAGATGGGCAAGATGCGAATATTGTAGCACTATCAACTTCTATTGGTAGAATTAAGAATGTTAGAATTAAAGATATAGGATATGAGTATCCATCAGATAAAACTCTGACACCAGAAGCATTTATTGCCCCAATTGTAAATCTAGATAATTCTGATACGATTGATCAATTCGATATAGTTTCAGGTGGTTCCAGATATTTGACTGCACCCAATTTGTTACTTTGGAATGAAAAAACAAAAACAGTCGTTGATAGTTCCTCATTAATAGCAGTTACTCCTAGTGGTGCTATTTCTGAGATTACACAAATAGCACCAATATATGGATTAAAATCTGACCAACATAGAGTTATTGCAATTAATAATTCTAATGGTGTCGGTATTAGTTCTCTTATTACTGGACCTGGTGGTATTGCTACATGTACCATATCAACACCTATTTTGGGATTTAGCTCTCCTATATTTGCCGATGGTGATGAAATATTTGTAGAAGGTATTGATCTAGTTGGTGATGGTACTGGATATAACTCCGAGAACTATGATTATAGATTTTTTAAAGTTCAGTCTTATGTAAATTCAAGCCCAGCAGTTTTGACTTTTGCTGTTGTTGATGAATTTGGAGTTGGTCTATCAACAAATCCAGGAATAGCAAAAACTTTCCAGTCCGGATATGCAACTATTACTAATAAAAAACATTATCCACAGATTAATGTAATTAAAAAGAGAGCATCATTTGCACTAAATGAGCAACTTTTTGTAAATACTGGTACTGGATTTGTTGAAAAAGATCTGTACGTATCTTCGATAAGAGATGAATTTATCAAAGTTAGAGGAGATTATTCTCTTAAAAAAGGAGATAAAATTAAGGGAAGAACTAGTGGTGCAATAGCAGATGTAAGTTCTATTAATCAAAATAGATCTAGATTTAAAGTTGATTATTCATCTCCGCAAAAACTTGGATGGAGAAACGATATTGGAAAACTGAGTGAAGATTATCAAGTTACTCCTAACAATGACTACTATCAAAATCTTTCTTATTCTATTAAGAGCCCGATAACTTGGGATAAACTTTCTTCACCAGTTAATAGCATTATACACCCCGCAGGACTAAAAAACTTTGCAGATGTTGGAATTATATCATCAACAAATGCATCAGTAGGTCTATCTGGAACAACAAACAGTATAGCAGTCCTAGATGTTATTGGTGAGAAGAGAGTAGATATAATTAATAATTTCGACAACGTTGTTGATTATGATGTTAGAACAAATCCAGAACAGTCTAAATTCTTAAAAATACAAAATAAAAAACTAACAGATTATACTGAGTGTAGAACAAATAGAGTATTAATTCACGATGATATTAGTGATAGATTTTCAAGTAGAGGATTTGAAGATCCATTTGTTGAAATTGAAGAAATTGATGCTATCGATACTCACGTTAGATACACAATTCAAATTATTGATCCTGATACATACGATACTCAAATAACAGAATTAGTATTGCAAACAACAACATTAGACTCTGTTCTATTTGAAAAATATACCGCATATACGAATGAATTGCTTGGTGAGTTTAGTGCAAATGTTGATGATATTGGAAGAAAGACTTTAATATTTACACCAACAAATAGATTTACAAGAGACCATGATATTAAAATTCTTAAGAAAACTTTTGATTCTGTAGAAGCAGGAACAGGAATTGGAACTCAGAGTTTTGGATCTATTAGATTAATAGGATCTAATGTCATTGGAATTTCTAGTGTTGGTACAGCAAATAGTATAAGAACTATTGCACAGTTTTCTAATACTAACTTTAATGGATTATTTGCAAATATTGAAGTCATAAACACTCAGAGTAGAGAAGTTAACTATATTGAAGCCGCATTAGATTTTGATGGTTCTAATACTTATCTGAGCGAATATTATTTTGATACTACAACTCAATCTTACAGTTCTTCTTCAATTGGTCTTGTAACTGCAATTTATGATTCAACCTCTGGAATTGTTTCATTTAGAGTTCAAAATGAAGAGGATTATATCATAGATGTTAGAGCAAATCTTGTAGGGTTTGCTGCAACTAACTCTGGAATTGGAACATATAGATTTTCTGTTCCTGGTCAACCAGAAGGTAGTGAAAGAAGCGCAAAATTAGAATCAACTGTTGGTGTTGGTACTACATCTATTAAAGTTGGAACATTTGATTTAAATCTAATATCATCAGTTTCATCCGTTGTAAGAGTTTCTTCTGGCAGCAGTTCTGCAATTCACCAAGTTTCAATTTTAAATGATACCGAAAATGTAACAGTTGTTCCTGGTCCATTTTCACCAACAAATAATGTAACTGGTCTTGGAACTTTTGGTGGAGAAATTTCTGGAAGTGAGTTCTTCTTAAAGTTCTATCCAGATTCTTCAGGTTCCAATACAATCATCCAATCATTTAACGAAGTTTTCTATACTTATAGTGATTATGATAATGAACCACCATCATTATCATATGGAAGATCATCACAAGCAATATTCTTATCATCATATGATAGTATTAATGGCACAAGAGCAAATAAAGTTAACTTCACACTGAAGCATGAAGGATCTCCAATTTATAAAAAGATATTTAATCCAGCAAATTCTTTAACACTTAACTTAACCACAGGCGTATTTACATTAAAAGATCACTTCTTTAATACCGGAGAAGAGTTAACTTATACACCAAAATCAACATTTATTGGTGTTGGTCAAAGTGCAATGGGAATTGGTGCAACAGCAAATTATCTTGGAGTTGTTACAAATAGATTACCAAGTGTAGTGTATCCAATTGCACTTACACCAGACACATTTAAATTAGCGACTCAAAAATCATATGCATCCCTAGGTATTGGTGTAACATTTACCGATACAGGTCTTGGCAATGCTCATGAATTGGAAATGACCAAAAAACTATCTAAGAGTGTTATTTCTCTTGATGGTATTGTTCAACAACCAATTACATTTACACCAATATCACACCGTTTAGATTATAATAGTGGTGGAATTAGTGCCGGTATTTCTACTTTCAACCTTAGTGGTATTTCCTCAATACAACCAAGAGATATTCTAAAAATTGATAATGAATATATGAAGGTTGTTGAAGTTGGGGTAAGTTCAAATACTGGTGGAAACATTACTGGTATTATTAATTCAAGTGGAATTGCTACCTTCCCAACCGTTTCTGTTGTAAGAGCATCTGCTGGAACTACTGCCACAACACATAGTGATGGTGCAACTGTTCAAGTTTACAGAGGATCTTTTAACATTGTTGGAACAGAAATTTGGTTTGTAGATCCACCAAAGGGAAATACAAGAGCAAGAAGAGATGCAAGTAATCTTCCTTATGTGAGAGCACAATATGCAGGAAGAACGTTCTTAAGATCAAATTATGATACTAATATGATATTTGACGATATTTCAGATCAATTTACTGGAATTGGAAAAACATATACTATGAAAGTTGATGGAATTAATACCACCGGTGTTTCTATCGGAAATGGAATCCTATTCATTAATGGTGTATTCCAAACTCCAACAACAATCAATAATGCTGGAAATAATTACGAGTTCCAAAACTCGGTTGGTGTTTCTAGTGTTGTATTTACAGGGATTACCTCAACAGATGGAACCTATATTAAATCTGATTTTGATATTAATCAAAATCAACTTCCAAGAGGTGGTCTAATTGTTTCACTTGGTTCTACACCTGGTCTAGGATATGCTCCATTAGTTGGTGCAAAAGTAAGAGCAGTTTTAAATGGATCTGGATCTATCGTAAGTGTAACTGGTATTTCTCACACAGGACCTGGTCAATCAATTAGTACAGCATCATATAACAACCAAACTGGTATTATTGAAATAACAACCACAACTGATCATGGTTTTGTTGGTGGTGATAGAATTAAATTAGTTGGGCTAGGATTTACTTGCCCATCTGGTGCTGGAATTGTATCATATTTCCCATCACGCGGATTAGATTATTCTTATGATATTGTTAACATTATTTCTGCACAGTCATTCACTGCAAATGTTGGAACTAGTACTTTACCACACAATTACATTGGGTTTGGTACGGTATTCCCTTGGTATGATTTAAACTATGGATCTGGATATAGGGGAACTGTTTCAATAGGCATTACAGACCCCAATCATATAGGCACAGGGGCATCAATTACCGCAACTGTTGGCGCTGGTGGAACATTATCATTTACCGTTGTTGGTGGTGGTTCTAGTTACGTTGAACCATATATTAGTATTCCAGAACCAATATACGAAAATCTACCCGTTATTGGAATTTCTAGGGTTGGTGTTGGATCAACAACTGCAACTGGTTCAAACTTATTAATGAATATTAAAATTGGTCCTTCCCAATCAAATGTTGGAATTGGATCAACATTATTCGTTGTAGAATCTTTCCAAATATCAAGACCAGGATATGCATTCCAAGTTGGAGATGTATTTAAACCAATTGGTCTTGTGACTGCAAAAGATTATGTACAACCATTAGAAGAATTTAAACTTGAAGTTGTTGAGACTTTCCAAGACTTTTTCTCTGCTTGGTCATTTGGTGAAATGAATTATATTGATAGTATATCTACACTACAGAATGGTACTAGAACAAGATTCCCACTTAATTATAATGGTCAATTATTAAGTTTTGAAATTGATGAGAATAATCCTCTTTCTAGTGCAATCAATCTTGATTCCGTACTTTTAATATTCGTGAATGGAGTAATACAAGAACCAACTTATGCATATAGATTCTTTGGTGGAACATCATTTGAATTCACAGAGCCACCAAAAGCATCTGATAAGGTTGATATTTTCTTCTACATTGGTCAAAATGGTGTTGATATTTCTCTCATCGATATAAATGAAACTATAAAAATTGGAGATGATGTATTTGTTAGGAAAACACCTTTCTATCCTTCGATATCAGATCAAGAAAGAGATAGAACAATAGTTGATATTATATCTGCTGATACTATTGAAACTGATCTTTATGTTGGAGCAGGTATTAATGAGCAAACATATAGACCAATAGAGTGGATTAAACAAAAAGTAGACAAATATATTAAAGGAGACGTTGTTTACAAAATACGAGATTCTCTTGAACCATATGTTTATCCAACTGCTAAAATTATTGGTGATATTAATCAAAATTCCACTAACATTTTTGTGGATAATGCAGAATTCTTCAATTATGAAGAGAATAATTATGGAATTACAATAACTTCTGTTGATGGATTAATAGTTCAAGGTACAGATCCCGTTGCAGCAGCATTTACTGCAACAGTTTCGGCAGCAGGAACTATATCTGCAATCACCATTACTAATCCTGGGTTTGGATATTCAACTAATGTTCCTATTAATATTGCCAATCCAAGAGTTGGTATCTCAACATTCGTATTAGATGATTATGGATTAGGTTCTGGAATTGGAATTGGATCTACTGCAACTGCTATTGCAAATGTTTCTGGTGGAAAAGTGGTTTCAGTAACAATCACCAATCCTGGATTTGGATACACGATTGCACCAAATTTAATAAGTGGAGTTCCAGAATCAGTTACAGAGAAAATTGCAGGAATTGCAAATGTTCAAGGATTTAGTGGTATTATTACTGGAATTAGTACTACAACAGGAACTAATGGACATCCATTAGCATTGAAGATTAATTTTACTGCATTTTCTTCGGATGCCAATGACTTAAAAGATGATAGTACTAGTCCTACTGGAGTAGGATATCCTATACTGATCTATGGAACAAAAATTGGAACTGGTGTTACCTCTGTGTATGACAATGATGCCTCTATTGTTGGAATAGGGACTAGTTTCTTGGATAATGTTTACATAGTTAACCAAAAAACAAATTTTGGACCTAGGGCCGAGATAATCTGTAATATTAAATCTGATAGCAACGTTGTTGGATTGGCATCTACAGGATTCTATAATTCTTTAAATACAGGTCTTACAACTTCTCTTGGATATATTTCTTGGGGTAGATTATATAATTTCTCTTCCAGAACTAATCCAATTTCCATTGGGGTTACTGGTTTAGTTGTTGATTCTGGATTATCAACATTCCCAACAATACAAAGAAGGACATTTGGATTAAGAAATAGTGGTGCGATTAGAAAGTTTTCTAATCTATCGTAACAGGATATAAATACATAAAAAACGTTTAACAATGTCAGCACTTGTTACTGATCAATTTAGAATTTTGAATGCTAGTAACTTTGTGGATTCTGTTGAGTCTACAAACAATTCATATTATATTGCCGTTGGTTTACCAAATCCCACTATTGTTGGTTTTGGAAGATCTACATCTTGGAATACTAATCCTCCTTCACCAATAGATAATTTTTCATATGTGGAGCATTATGCAGATTCTATTTTGTATGGTAAAAGAATAACTTCTGCAAATATTAGAAGAATAGTTAGAAGAATAGATTGGACTGCTGGAAGTAGATATGAAATGTATCGTGATGATTACAGCATTCTCAACCCAAGTCCACTAACTAATTCATCTAGATTATATGATGCAAATTATTATGTAATGAATAGTGATTATAGAGTTTATATTTGCATTGAAAATGGATCTAGCGGTACAAATCCAAAAGGTAATGTATCTCAAGATGAACCAACATTTACTGATTTAGAACCATCAAGAGCTGGTGATAGTGGTGATGGATATATTTGGAAATATTTGTTTACAATTTCCCCTAGCGATATTGTTAAATTTGATTCTACAGAATATATAACCGTTCCAAATGGTTGGTTAACATCTACCGATTCTCAAATACAAGCAATTAGGGAGTCGGGAGATTCCACAGTAAATGATAATCAAATTAAAACCGTATATATTGAAAAATCAGGTTCAAACTATTCAAATGGTTTAGGACAAGAATTTAATATTCTTGGAGATGGAACTGGGGGTAGAGTAAGAGTTGATGTTGAAGGTGGGGAAATAACAAATACTATTGTTACTTCTGGTGGAAAAAACTATACTTATGGTTTAGTTGATCTTGGATCAATTAATTTAAACTCTACAGGAACCAGTGCTAAACTGATTCCTATTATTCCACCTTCTAACGGTCATGGTTATGATATCTATACTGAGTTAGGAACAGATAAAGTTTTACTATATGCAAGGTTTGATGATTCAACGAAGGATTTTCCAATAGATACCAGTTTTGCACAGGTTTCTATTATAAAGAATCCAACCACATTTGGATCTTCAACAGTATATACTAATAATACTTTTACTGGATTATATTCTCTATTATTTTCATCTATTACTGGTAGCCCAACAATTGGTGAAAAAATAGAACAAATAGTATCTAATGGAACTGGTAGAGCAGTTGGATATGTTGCTTCTTGGGATAGTGAAACAAAAGTTTTAAAATATTTTGTTGATCGTTCATTATATTACAACCAAACGACATATGATCAACAAGATTATGTTGGAATTTCTACAAATGGTAGACTATATTCTTTTGAATCCTCCGCAAATCAAGTTATTGGAAAAACATCTGGATTTTCAGCTTCAATATTTACAGGATTTTCGGGAATATCAACAAACCCAACAGGTACAAAACTAATTAATCTGGGTGTTAACTTCACTTCTGGGTTAGCAACTCCTGAAATAAATAAAGGATCGGGAGATATAATTTACCTTGATAATAGACCTACAATTAGTAGGAGTTCTCGCCAAAAAGAAGACATCAAAATAGTACTGGAATTTTAAAAAATGCCACAAAAGACTAATCTCAACGTAAGTCCTTATTATGATGATTTTGATAAGGCAGATAATTATTATCGAGTTCTTTTCAAGCCTGGATATCCAGTTCAAGCAAGAGAATTAACAGGTTTACAGTCTATTTTACAAAATCAAATAGAATCTTTTGGAAGTCATATTTTTAAAGAAGGTTCTATGGTAATTCCTGGGGGAATTACTTGTGATAATGCATTTACAACTATTAAAGTAAATCCAGACCATTTAGGCATTGATATTACAGTTTATCTCGATGCTCTAAAAAATGCAAATACCGGAAGAGGCACAAGAGTAAGAGGTCAAACTTCGGGTGTTGTTGGTACTATTAAGGGGTATCTCTTACCACCTGAGGAAGGAGTTGAGCAAATAACACTATTTGTTAAGTATCGTGATGGTGCTGATGATGGAGAAGGTATAGAATTTGTAGACGGGGAAGTTTTATTACTTGAAGAAAATATCACTTATGGTAACACCACTCTTAATAGTGGAGATTCTGTAATAACTTTAATATCAACAAATTCTGCTGCAACTGGATATGCAGTTGGAGTTTCTCAGGGTGTATATTTTATTCGAGGAGTATTCCTTGATGTTCCAAATACACAAATTGTCTTAGATCCTTATAATAATGAACCATCATATAGAGTTGGTTTTGATATTCTTGAAGAAATTGTTACTTCTGATGATGATACGGAATTAAATGATAATGCAAAAGGATTTACAAATTATGCTGCACCTGGTGCAGATAGATTAAAAATTAGTATTAAATTATCTAAGAAGCAATTAACTGATTTTAATGATACAAATTTTGTAGAGTTAGTTAAAATTGATAATGGCCAAATTAAAAAATTACAAAATAAATCAGAGTATAGTGTAATTAAGGAATATTTTGCAAAAAGAACTTTTGAAGAATCTGGTAACTATGCAGTAAATCCCTTTACCATATCTGTTGCTAATTCTTTAAATGATGAAATTGGTAATGGAGGTCTTTATCCCGAAGGACAGAAAACTGAACAAGGAAATATTCCATCTGACGATTTAATGTCAGTAAAAATATCTGCCGGAACTGCATACGTTAAAGGATTTGACATTGATTTAGTCGGTGGCGCGGTTGTTGACGCACCAAAACCAAGAACAACTAGAACAGTTGATAGTGCTTTGGTTCCTTTTGCGATGGGAAGTCTTCTGAAAGTTAATAATGTTTATGGGGTTCCATATTTAAATATTGGAGCTTCTCAAAGTGGTGCTCAGACAACACAAGCAAATATTATAGAACTTTATAATAGAAGAAGAGATGCCAGTGGTGGAGCACCAGGAACAGCAGGTGGTGGTGGAATAAAAATTGGGGAGGCAAGAGTTTATTGGTATGGAGTTTCTGATGCTCCATACACAGGCGATAGCACAACTTGGGATTTGTATTTGTTTGATGTTCAAACTTATACAACTTTATATCTTGCAAAAGAATATACTACGACAGAAGTGCCAATATCTTCTTTTGTTAGAGGATTATCTAGCGGTGCTACAGGATATCTTGCAGCAAAACCAAATAATAGTGCTTTTAGTCTAACACAAACATCTGGAACATTCTTAGTTGGCGAGCAAGTCATCATTAATGAAAATCCAGAATTTAAAGTTGGTATTCAATCTTTAATTGCATACACAACAGAAGATATTAAATCAGTTTATCAAGATTCAAACTCTTTGAATAGTTCATTACAAACTGACTTTTTTGCAGATACTGTTTTATATGAAAGAACTCCACCAGATTTTTCTATTACAGATAAATTAACTATTAGTGGTGGAAATTTAGGATCTATTCCTGGTAGATTTTTTAGTGGTGTTACCGGAATAAAAAGTGAAGCGATTATTAGATATCAAACTTCTAATCAAAATGATCCAAATTTTAATAGAATTACCGCAGTATCTTCATCAGGAACTTCTATTAGTTTGGCATCAGTTGGAGTTGCTATAACTGGAATTTGTACCAATACCGTCAATAATGGTGATTCCGTATTCTCCTTGATGGAGCCAAAAATAACAAATCTTGATTCATCTGCATTATATACTATTTTGCCGAAGGAAAACATTTCTTCTGTTGATTTATCACAATCCGAACTTACCATTACAAAACAGATTACCGGCAAATCAACAAGCGCACTTGGATCTTTAACAATTACAACATCAGATGCTTTAGATTCTACATCTGGAATTACTAGCGTATTTTTTGAAGCATTTGATGCTGAAAGATATTCAGTTCATTATAGTGATGGAACCACTGATAAATTAAATTCTGGAAAGTTCACACTTGGATCTAATGGCAACTCAATTACTTTTACAGGATTAAGGACGGGCCAATCAAATGTAACTGTTATTGTTACATTAAAGAAAAGACAGGTTACAAATAAATCAAAAGAATTTATAAGAAGTAAGCAAATATCAGTCACTAGAACTAGTGGAATTTCAACACAGATTGGATCATCCTCATCTGGTCTAACCACAAGTAAGTATTATGGTCTAAGAGTTGAAGATAATGAAATATCTTTAAATGTTCCTGATGTTGTTAATGTTCGTGCAATATACGAGTCAACAAATACATCAACACCAGTTTTAGATAAATTAACATTTGCTACTGGGTTATCATTAGATACTAATGCAATTACAGGTGAACAAATAGTAGGACAAACTAGCAGAGCGGTTGCCCAGATTGTTAATAAGGCAGCAGCAACAATAGAATTTGTACCTTTAAATGAAAGTAAATTTGAAGTTGGAGAAACTGTTGTATTCAAAGAATCTTCCGTTAATGCTGTAATACAACAAATAACACCTGGTAGTTATATTAATAAAACTAATGATTATACTTTAGATAAATCGCATAAAAATCAATACTGCGATTATTCTAGAATAAGAAGAAAGGTAGGAAGTTCTACTCCATCTCGCCAATTATTAGTTATCTTCGATTATTATAAGGTAGCATCAGGAAATAGTGGAGATTTATTTACGGTAAATTCATATACTCAGGATAGATATTCAAAAGATATTCCAACAATTCCTGATCAAATTAGAGCAACAGATGTTCTTGATTTTAGACCAAGAGTTCAAGAGTTTGATCCTTCAACAACAAGTGCATCACCATTTGCATTTAGTTCGAGATCATATGAAAGTACTTTTAGATATGTAATTTCTCCGGATGAAACTTCATTTATTGGATATAGTTATTACTTACCAAGAGTTGATTTAGTAACTGTCAATCGTTTTGGTGAAGTTGAAATTGTTCAAGGAGACCCAAATGATACTCCTCGCGCTCCATTTCTTTCAGATGATGCAATGGAGTTAGCTCAAATTAGTTATCCAGCATATCTTTATAATCCTCAAAAGGATCCAAAAATCTTATTGAGAGATAATAGAAGATTTACTATGAGAGATATTGGAAAACTTGAGCAGAGAATTGAGAATTTAGAAGATATTACAAGTTTGAGTATGCTTGAACTTAAAGCACAAACTCTTGAAGTTGTTGATGCAAATGGTCTCAATAGATTTAAATCTGGATTTGTTGTTACTAGTTTCAAAGACAAATCTCTTGCTGATATGAGATATACGACCATTGACATTAGTAAATCAGATCCAACTGCAATTACTCCTGTTGATTTTTGGTCAATTCCTGCTGAATTAGCATTAGATCCTGGTATTGATCGTTCAACGACTGATATTACACAAAACTTAAAACTATTAGATCCAAATATTCAAAAAACTGGTGATCTGTTAACATTAGCATATACAGAAGTTGATTGGATTGATCAACCACATGCAACTAATGTTGAAAATGTCAATCCTTTTAACGTTATTGTTTTTGTCGGAGGAGTAGTATTAGATCCAGCAGCGGATAACTGGGTTAGAACAATTTATATCGATGAACATAGAACCGAATCTACGGGAGCAAATTGGGTACAAGAAGCAAATACATCAGTCAATCAAGCAGTAACAGAATTTAATGGTCCACATCCTGGTCATGGACGTGGAACTTTAGTTACTACAACTACTACAACTACTACTCAATATACACCAAAATTAACTGGTCCTTCAAGAGAATTTAATTATGTAGAAGATGTAAAGATTAGTGGAAATGTTGATCCATTTATGCGTTCAAGAAACGTATATTTTGCGGCAAATGGATTAAGACCATTTACAAAACATTATCATTATTTGGATAGTCAGCAAGTTGATATTATTCCAAAACTTTGTGAAATTGAAATGCAATCTGGAACTTTCCAAGTTTTTGAAAACGCTCGTATTTATTCGTTTGTTGGTAATAAACAAATTGGATACATTAGAATTCAAAAACCAAATCATAAATTTGGAGATACTTCTAGACCAGATATTGGGGCTGGATTAGGAGCACCAGACGTACTTGTTGAAACTTATACTGTTGATCCCTATGATAAAACAAGGCCATCTCCTGGGGATTCTTATTCTGCAACATCAAAATTAATTAATTTTGGTGTTAGAGTTCTTGCTACCGAAGAAAAATACTATGGATATGTAACAAATGGTGCAATTATTGTCGGTGAAACTAGCGGTGCTGTTGCAAAAATTACAAGAGCAGAATTAATAACTGATAATTGGGGCGATGTTATTGGAAACTTCTTCTTCAGAGATCCAAATTCAAATCCACCTCCACTATCCAAAGTTACTAGTGGAACAAAAACTGTAAAAGTTACTGCTGTACCACCAGGAGTTACACCTTTACCTGGATCTACAGTATTTGCTAGTGAAGCACTTGGTACATATAGTGGATCTGGAACTATCTTAACTCAGGAGACAAGTAGAGTTTCTGTTAGAAATCCACCCCCACCAGCAGCTAAACCAACAGAAGTTCAAGTTCAAACAAAAGCAGTTCATAGAGATCCTCTTGCACAATCATTTACTGTTGATGGTAAAGGAGTATTTTTAACATCATTTGATTTATATTTTGCAGCAAAGGATCCTCAAGCAAAGATTTATGTAGAACTTAGAACTGTTGAACTTGGAACTCCAACTTCATTCCTTGTTCAAGATTATACGCAAGTTGCATTAAATCCTGATCAAATAAACATTGCTGAGACAACGTTTGGTGTTAAGAGCATGGCTGGATTTGATGATGCAGCAAGTGGTTCTACTCCAGGTCAATTTGGTTATGAAGTTGACTATCCATACGCTAAATCGCAAGGATTCTCAGATGCTGATATTAGATATTTCTTAGAAAATGTATATACTGGCGTCATTGGACCAAGAATGAAAGAGATTTTGATGGACACTAGTTGGGGTGTATACGCCAAACCAACTATTCCAGAACCAGTTCCAACTAGAATTCGCTTCCCATCCCCTGTATTCTTGGAAGCAGGTAGAGAATATGCAATTGTAATTCTTTCACCAGCATCTGATGCCTATGAAATGTGGACTGCCACAATGGGTAAGAAAACTGTTAAAACCCAAAATCTCCCAGATTCTCAAAATGTAATTGTTACTAAACAATATATTGGTGGTAGTTTGTTCAAATCTCAAAATGGAACTATTTGGACTGCTAGCCAATATCAAGATCTTACATTTAAACTTTATAAAGCTAAATTTGTCCCATCAGGAACTTTAACATTCTATAATACAGATCTTACACCTGGAGGAACAAATGTTCAGACACTTGTAAGTAATCCAATTGAAGGTTTACCAAGAAAATTAAAATTATCAATCTCAGGAACTTTAAACCCTGCCGTTGTTTTAAGTACCAAGATTGGTGAGGGAACAAGTCCAAGTGTTACTGGTATTGTTGAAAATCTTGGTGGCCCAATTTTTGCAACAGGAACTAATTCTGTCGGTATTGTTGCTGTTGGAGTTGGATATTCTAATGGAACATATACCTCAGTTCCATTATATTCAATTAGTGGCAAAGGAACAGGTGCTCAAGCAACAATCACTGTCTCTGGTTCTGTAGTTTCTGGTGTTAATATTACTTCAACAGGAAACGGATATGTAACTGGTGAAATTTTAGGAATTACTTCAACTAGTGTTGGTGGTGGTAGTGGTGCTAAGATTGGAGTTAAAACATGTGGTGCTGCTGATTCAATTTATCTTACTAATGTTCAGGGTGAAAACTTTACAAACAGTGCAACTCTTGTTTATTATACAAATCCAAATTCAGAATCATCAAGAACTACTGCTGGTGCAACAGTATCTTCATCAACTCTTATTTCCGATGAATATTCTGGAAATGTTTTTAGAATTAAACAATATAATCATGCACATCATGGTGGAAATAACAAGATTGAAATTAAAGATGTTTTCCCAGATAGAGAAAAAACAACTCTTACTGCACCATTTGGTTTAAATGATACTGTAGTATCTGTTGCAAATACAACAATATTTGCAACATTTGAAGGAATAACAACAAGTCGTGGATATGCATTGATACAGAATGAGGTTGTATCTTATAGTAATATAACCCAAGTTTCTGGAAATGCAGGAACTCTTTCGATTGATGGTAGATCATTAAATGGCACAGTTAAGACAACACATGCATCTGACGATTTTATACAACCATATGAAGTAAATGGCGTTTCTCTCATGAGAATTAATAAAACTCATGATATACCTTCAACATACTACAATGTAGAAAATTCCAATCTCGACAATTATTTCTTAGAGTTTGATAGAACTACACCAACAAATAGATCTAGTGGTAGCAATATGGTTAATTTTGCAACCAAGAAAGGATTTGGAGGAGATGTAGTAAGTGTTTCTCAGAATCACCAATTTAGTTCTATTCAACCGATGTTTAATGTAATTACCCCAGGTAAAGGAACATCAGCATCTGCACAACTTAGAACTATTTCTGGAACAAGTGCGGGAGGGTCGGAAGTTTCATTCTTAGATCAAGGTTATAACCCCATTCCTCTGAATACGGTAGTTCACTATCCAACACCTAGAATGGTTGCTTCGAAGATCAATGAAACCACAAGATTAACGACATTACCATCAAATAAATCTTTAACTTTAAAAGTTGATTTTAAAACAGAGGATGAAAATTTATCCCCAGTGATGGATATTCAAAATGCTACTTTTATTCTTGGTAGAAATAGGTCTAATAATCCAATTTCCAATTACGTAGATGATTCTAGATCAAATCAAATTAATAATGATCCACATGGATCTGTATTTGTTACTGAAATAATCTCTCTTGCTCAACCAGCAACTAGTTTGAGAGTTCTAGTTGCTGCAAATAGACAGGAAGGAGCAGATTTTAGAGTTTTCTATCGCCTATTTAAAGCAGATTCTACTGATATCTCTCAGAGTTATATTCCATTCCCAGGATATGATAATTTAATTGATACTGATGGTGATGGATTTGGTGATCGCGTTATTGACCTAAGTAAAAATAGTGGAAGAGCAGATGCTTTTGTAACACCTAATGATCCAGTATCATACTCAGAGTACCAATTTACAGCAAATAATCTAGATCAATTTAATGGGTTTGCTATTAAAATAGTAATGTCATCAATAAATGAATCAACCCCAGTAAAACTTAAAGATTTTAGATGTATTGCTCTTGCATAATATGAATGATAATAACAATCTAATCCCTGTTGAAGGTTACAATAACCTCTTCAGGGATAGAAATACAGGTGCTATACTGAATAAAGACAAGTCTGCCTATAATAACTATATGCGGATAAAAGAACAAAAACAAAAAGAAAAAAATGAAATAGATCAGATCAAATCTGATATTGAAGAAATTAAATCTTTATTAAGGGAGTTAATTAATGGATCCGGACAAAATTAATTTAGAAAATCTTAGCAAAAGTTTTGAATATTTCAAAACTGCATCTGAAATTGATAGTATTGATTGTGTAGATACTCTTAGAAATATTGCAAAATCTTATATAAAACTTTATTTTAAACAACAAGAAGTCATTTCTTCTTTTGGTACTTCATTTGAATCTATCGGATTTGATCAAGTATAAATATATTTTAGATCCTGAACTGTTTATAAATGGCAGAAATTAAGGTCAGATTAGGGCAACAACCCGCAGTAAAAGTTATATCTTCACTTGCTGGTGCTCAAGGTCTTTCTTTGTCTGAACTTAGTGATGTTAATGCCACAAATTTGCTTGATGGTATGGTTCTAGTTTATAATGGTGCCACTAGAAAATGGGACGCTACATTAACCCTTACACCAGGGGCAACACAGAATTTAGACATCAACGGGGGAAATTTCTAAATGGCAAGTATTATCAGGATCAAAAGATCCTCAGGTACTAACAAACCTTCCAGTCTAAATTGGGGTGAATTAGCATATGTAACAGGTATTGGAAGTTACGGGGGTCTTAATCAATATAAAGATAGAATTTATGTTGGTGATGATGGTAATAATGTAAATCCAGTAGGTGGATATTATTACACCTCCATGATGGAGCACCAACCAGGTACTGTTGCTGGGGTTTCAAATACAAGAAATAGTGATGGTGGTATAGTTGCTGTTCTTGATAGTAATAGAAAAGTAGATCAGTGGAACGTAGATAACTTACGTCTTGATGGTAATACATTATTATCAACTAACACTGATGGTGATATTGTTTTAGATCCAAATGGAACTGGTGAAGTTAATATTGTCGATGATAATTATCTAAGTTTTGGTAATGATAAAGATGTAAAACTTAGATATGATGAAGCAACTGATAATAGATTTGAAATAGAAGGTGCTGATTGGGCATTTGCCGATGGCGTAGCAATTAACATTGGCGATATAACTGAGTCTACCAATAAAGACACCGGTGCTCTTGTAGTTGAGGGTGGTGTTGGAATTGAAAAAAATCTCAATGTTGGTGGTTCAATAAACATTAGTGGCACATCAGTATTTGACTCCGTTAGAATTCAAGATAATGTAATATCAACATTGTCCGGTAGTGGTGACACTCTATACATTGATCCATATCCTGATGGATTAAGTAGTGATGGAACAGTTGTTATTAAAGGAAATCTACATGTTGATGGAACAACCACATCTGTAAATTCAACAGTTCTATCAATTAATGATCCAATAATTGTTATCGGTGACGTAACAAGCACTAGAACTGTTATGTCGCCAGTGGCATCTGGTGTTTCTACAATTACTATTGATTCTGTAGTTGGCATCAACACTGGTGATATTATTCAAGGTAGTGCATCATTACCAAATAGTGGTATAACGACTATTACAGCATACAATAGTACCACAAAAATTATCACAATTGAAGGAACCACAACTGCTGGTATTAGTACAACTACACAATTAACAATTACACACGCATTTGATACTAATACTGATCGTGGTGTTGCTTTTGATTATAATACTGGCGTAGGTACAGCAAACAATAAGACTGGATTTTTTGGTTATATTGATGGTACAAATACTGGTAGTGCCGCACCAGCAAGATCATGGACTTATATTCCAGATTCCACAATTACATCTCCTGGAAATGTAACTGGGACAAGAGGATATCTTGATGTTAAGGGTATTTACTACCAAACTGGTGATTTTAACACTCACGGTGTTGTATATTTTGATTCTGATGGACTGCAGACTTCTACAAATAATCCATCATCACCAGTAATCACATCTAAGCAGATATTAACTGCTATCACAAAAGTTACTTTATCATTACCATCTTCAATCTCAGTAACTGCTGGGGATATCATCAAACAAGATACTAGTGGTGCATATGGTATCGTTGAAACTGGTGGAACATTAGTTTCAGTAAGTCTTATTGGTGTTGAGGGTACATTTACAAATACTTATAATATCAGAAAAGAAGGTGATAATGGAGCAATTCAAAATCTCTCTATAACACCCTCCACTGTTTCTACCATATATACTAATAAGCCACATTGGACATCAACTCTTGACGGGGGAACTTTTTGATTTATGACCAGAGATAGTGAAGTTGATATTAATGTTTTAGTGCGTTTGTATAATCAAAAATTATCAACACTAACAAATCAAAATGTTTTGTTAGAAGCAAAACTCCAAACTTTATCTGATGATTTTGCTCAAGAAAAAAATGAACTTTTAGCAGCAAATCTTGAACTTCAAAATAAGTATGATGAGTTGAAGAAATCCAAAGAATCTGAAGAGTAAAGAGAAAAATGGCAAAACCAGCAAGTAGGCAAGAACTTATTGATTACTGTCTAAGGCGCCTGGGAGCGCCTGTGCTGGAAATTAACGTCGATGACGATCAAATAGATGATTTGGTTGACGATGCCCTTCAATACTTCAATGAACGCCACTTTGATGGTGTTGAGAGAATGTATTTAAAATATCAAATAACACAAGATGATATTGATAAGGGTAAAGCAACTTCAAAGTCTCCAAGAGGACCTGGAATTACAACATCAACAGCAACATCGACAACTGGAACAACCTATAATTGGTATGAGTCTTCAAATTATATTCAAGTTCCAGATTCAGTAATTGGTATTGAAAATGTATTTAAATTTGATACTAGTTCCATCTCTGGTGGAATGTTTAGTATTAAATATCAACTATTTTTAAATGATTTATATTATTTCAATTCAGTTGAACTTTTACAATATTCTATGGTTAAATCATATCTATCCGATATTGATTTTTTACTCACAACAGATAAGCAGTTGAGATTTAATAAAAGACAAAATAGATTATATTTGGATATTGAATGGGGAGCACAATCTGCTGGAAACTTTCTTGTTTTGGATTGTTATAGAATTTTGAATCCAAATGATTTTACAAAAGTTTATAATGACAGTTTTGTAAAAAGATATTTAACTGCATTAATTAAGAGGCAGTGGGGTCAAAACCTAATTAAGTTTAGAGGTGTTAAATTGCCAGGTGGACTGGAATTTAATGGTAGAGAAATATATGAAGATGCAGAAAGAGAAATTGATGAAATAACCAAGAGAATGTCAATGGATTATGAACTTCCACCATACGACTTTATTGGATAATGGCACTTAATCCTTTCTTTTTACAGGGAACATCTTCTGAACAAAGACTTATTCAGGATTTGGTAAATGAGCATCTTAGAATGCATGGAGTTGAGGTTGTTTATATTCCGAGAAAATTTGTTAACAGAAAAACTATAATAGAAGAAGTTCAAACTTCTAGATTTGATGATAATTTTGCTATCGAAGCGTATGTGAATACTTACGATGGATATTCTGGTGCCGGTGACATCTTAACTAAATTTGGAATGAGTTTAAGAGATGAATTACTAATTACTATTTCAAAAGAAAGATTTGAAGATTTTATTGCACCATTTTTAGGTGCATTGGATGATGGTTCCGGAGAAGGAGAAATAATTTTAAGCACTAGACCAAGAGAGGGAGATTTAATTTATTTTCCTCTTGGCCAAAGAATTTTTGAAGTTAAATTTGTAGAGCACGAACAACCTTTTTACCAGT